ACCTTCGAGGCCACCTACCCGAACGCGGTGGAGGTGGTGCGCAGCGCCGACTTCAGCGCCTGGATCGGCACGCAGCCGCAGCCCATACAGGCAGCCTTCTACCAGGGGCAGGACCCGGGCGAGGCCATCGCCGTGATGGACGCCTACGACGCCCACCTGCGCCGCGCGGGCCGCGCACCGATTGCCCGCTACCCCCAGCAGCCGGCCGCCCAGCGCGCGAGTGCCAATGCCGCGCGGCTGCAATCGGCGGCGGGCCTGCCTTCGCGCGCCAGCGGCGCCAAGGGCGGCCTGCCGCCTGAGGACGACTTCGAGGCGTCGCTGGATTTCTTTCGGCGCCAGCGCCTGAACCGCGCGGGCTGACTGACGGCCCGTTTCGGCAGTGCGCCCACCAGGCGCTGCGGCCACCCGCAGCGCCTGGAACACCCACACCCCAATTTCCCGATGAGGAGCAATCGACATGACCGTTTACGGTGACATCACCCCCCGCACCGCCGCCTATGCGGTGGACAAGATGCTGGAACGCGCCCAGCCCTCCCTGAACATGGCCAAGTTCGCCGTGGTGACCGCCGTGCCCAAGGGCAAGACCAAGGTCGTCAAGTGGCGCCGCTACGGCCGCCTGGCGCCCACCACCACGCCGCTGACCGAGGGCGTGACGCCCGTGCAGGGCAACATCACCAGCACCGACGTGTCGGCCAACCTGGAGCAGTATGGCCAGCGCGTGCAGATCACCGACGTGATCGCCGACACGCACGAGGACCCGGTGCTCAGCGAGCTGAGCGCTTCGCTGGGCGAAACGGCCGGCCAGACGCAGGAGCTGATCCTCTACAACACCATCAAGGCCGGCACCCAGGTGCTGTATGCCAACGGCGTGGCGCGCAACGCGGTGAACACTACGATGACGGCCAACGTGGCACGCCGCGCCATCCGCCAGCTCAAGGCGCAGGACGCGCGGCCGCTGACCACCGTGCTCAACGCCACCGATGGCGTGGGCACGCTGCCCATTCCGCCTTGCTACGTGTGCTTCGTGCACCCCAACGTGGAGATGGATCTGCAGAACCCCGCGTTCTTTCCGGCCGGCTACACGCGCATCCAGAACTACGGCACCTTCAAGCCGCTGTGCGAGAACGAGATCGGCTCGTTCGAGAACATCCGCTTCGTCTCGTCCACGTTGTACGCGCCGCTGGCCAACGCCGGCAACGCCACGCTCAACGGCATGCTGGGCGGCACGGCGGTGGATGTGTACCAGTCGGTCATCGTGGGCAAGGAGGCCTATGCCACGGTGAACCTGTCGGCATCGGGCTCGGGCCTCACGCCCATCGTGGTCAACCCCAAGCCCAGCGACAGCGACCCCATGGGCCAGCGCGGGCATGTGGCTTTCAAGATGTGGTCGGCGGCGGCCATCCTGAACGACGCCTGGATGACCCGCATCGAGCACGGCGTGTCTTCGTGACGCCTGCCTGAAACCCCGGGGCAGGCATGCAGCCTGCCCCTTCATTCATTCATCGAACAAGGAACACCCATGGCAAAAGCACCCGTCAAGGCCGCCGCATTGGCCGAACCCATCGCCGGCACCGACACCGACATCGACGTGGCCGTGCAGCAGCACAGCTTCTCGGGCCAGACCTGCGAGATCAAGCTCTTCAAGGGCGAACTGCACGAGCCGCAGCAGCCTTTCTTCGGGCTCAACAACTACCAGATCCAGATCCAGCGCGAGCGCTGGGTGCGCGTACCGGTGGAGATGGCCGACCACATCGAAGGCCTGGCCTATACGGTGCGCGAAGCCGACCCCGAGGAGCCCGAGAACATCGACAAGATGCGCTGGGTCGAGAAGCCGCGCTTCCCCCTCCAACGCAAGAGCTGAGCGGGGAGGGCGCACACCATGAACTTCCTGCAACTGGCTCGGGCCGTCAAGCGCGAAAGCGGCTTGTCCGGCGGCCCACCGGCCTCGGCCAGCACGGCCAGTGGCGACGATGCCCGCGTGTTCGAGTGGGTGAACTGGGCCTGGCGCGACATTGCGTTGGCGCACGAGTCCTGGTTGTTCCGCCGTGGCGAGGCGCTGGGCCAGGTGCCCGCAGGCACCCTGGTGATGGTACCCGAGGCCGCGGCCCCGGGCTTTGCGCTGGCCGACTTTGCGGCCTGGAAGCCCGCGGCCGACGGCTACCGCCCCAGCGCCTGGCGCGTGGCCGATGGCCAGGTGAGCGAGCATGCGCTGGCCTGGCTCGATTACGAGGCGTTTCGCCGGCGTTTCCTCACCGGGACGCACGCACCGGGCGCCTTGCAATACTGGAGCATGGCGCCCGGTGGCGAGTTGCTGGTGGGCCCCACGCCCGATGCGGCGCACATGGTGCGGGCCGCCTATGTCAAGGACGTGGCCAGCCTGGTGCTCGATGCCGACGAGCCGGCCCTGCCGGCGCGCTTCCATCCCCTGATCGCCTGGCGCGCGCTGCGCGAATATGGCGGCTTCGATGCCGCCAGCGAGGTCTACCAGCGTGCCGAGCAGAACTACAGCATGGGCTTTCCGGCGCTGGCGCAGTCGCAGCTGCCACGCCTCGGCTTTGGCATGAGGCCTTTGGCATGACGGGCGAAGTGCGCATGCCTGCGCTCAAGACCCAGTACTTCCCGCTGTCCGGGGGGCTCGATGCCGAGTCCGCGCAGCTCACGCTGCGCCCGGGCATGGTCACGGGCGCGATCAACTACGAGAGCTCGGCCCTGGAGGGCTATGAGCGCATCGGCGGCTACGAGCGCTTTGACGGCCGGCCCCGGCCCAGCGATGCGGTCTACAAGTGCCTGCGCGCCGCCACCGCCTTCACGGGGGTTGCCGTCGGGAACACGGTGACGGGCGCGACCTCGGGCGCCACGGCGGTGGTGCTGTTGCTGCGCACCGCGGCGCAGATGGTGGTGACCCGGCTCACGGGTGTGTTCGCCGTGGGCGAGGCACTCACCGTGGCAGGCAGCGCCGTGGGTGTGTTCGATGGCGATGCCTCGGACATCGATGGCTTTGACGACAACGCCTTTGCGGCGCTGGCCGCCGACCACTACCGCACGGCCATTGGCGCTGTGCCAGGGTCGGGGCCGATCCGGGGCATCGCCGTATTGAACGGCACCGTCTACGCCTGGCGCGACAATCTGGCTGCCACCGCCTGCAGCGTCTACAAGAGCGCTGCCACCGGCTGGGCGCCGGTGTTCCACCACCACGAGCTGGCCTTCAGCGGTGGCAGCGGGGCCGAGCCCGCGGTGGGGGCCAACATCACCAAGGGCGCGGTATCCGCCATCGTCAAGCGCGTGGTGGTGGAGTCGGGGACCTGGCAGGCCGGCACGGCCAAGGGGCGCTTCATCATCAGCGCGCCTTCGGGCGGGGCGTTCACCGCGGGGGCCTTCACGGCCGGTGTGACAGCCGTGGCCGGCGGGGCCGAGGCGGCCATCACCCAACTGCCCGGTGGTCGGCTTGATGCCGTGGTCTACAACTTCAACGGCCGGGCAGGCCAGCAGCGCATCTACGGCGCCGATGGCGTGAACCGCGGCTTTGAGTTTGATGGCGAGCTGCTGGTGCCGCTGGCCACCGGCATGGCGGTGGACAAGCCCGTGCACTGCGTGGCGCACAAGAACCACCTGTTCTTCAGCTTCGAGGGCTCGGTACAGCACAGCGCCGTGGGCGATCCGTACCGCTGGTCCGCCGTGGTGGGCGCGGCCGAGATCGCAGCCGGCGACGTGGTCACCGGCTTCCAGGTACTGCCGTCCGACGCCGAGGGCGGCGCGCTCATGGTGTTTGCGGCCGAGCGCACCTGGGTGCTGTACGGCAGCAGCAGTGCCGACTGGCGCTTCGTGAACTTTGCCGACGACGTGGGCGCGCAGCGCGGCAGCGTGCAGAACCTGGGCCGCGTGCTGGTGTTCGATACGCTGGGCGTGGCGGTAGTCAGCGCCACACAGGCCTTCGGCAACTTCGAGCGGCTGCCGCTGTCCTCGCGCATCCAGCGCCTGCTCAAGGCGCGGCAGGTCACGGCCTCGGTGGTCAACCGCGCCGACAAGCGCATGCGCCTGTTCTTCGCCACGGGCGAGAGCCTGAGCGTGACGCCCATCCCCACGCAGGACGGCGGCAGCGCGCTGGCCTTCATGCCCATCGACTACGGCCGCAGCGTGCGCTGCACCTGCGATGCCGTGGTGGGTGGTGAGCACCGCAACTTCTTCGGCAGCGACGATGGTTTCGTCTATGAGGCCGACCGGGGCCGCAGCTTCGACGGCGCCCCGATCCAGGCCTATATGCGCCTGGCCTTCAACCATGCCCGGAGCCCGATGGAGAAAAAGCGCTTTCGGCGCGCCGATCTGGAAAGCAAGAACCGCAGCGCCTGCCGCCTGCTGGTGCAGGGCGAGTACAGCCTGGGCAAGCCCGACGTAGGCCTGACCGACGTGGTGCCCCTGCAGCAGAGCGCCGGCGGCGCCTATTACAGCGTGAGCAACTATGGCCAAAGCTACTACAGCGTGCCGGCCAACGTGCTCTCCAAGGTGCGCCTGGACGGCGTGGGCACCGACCTCAGCCTGAACATCGTGAGCAGCGCGCGCGACGAGCTGCCCCACACCCTGCAAAGCGTGTCCATCGTGTACACGCCCCGGCGCCTGGACCGGTAACCCCCAACAAGGAGCAGAGCAGCCCCATGGCCAATACCTACTACCACCGCGTCTTCAACCCGCTGCCCGGCCAGCGGGTGGACGAGCAGGTCCTCAAGGACGAATTCCAGCGCATCGAGCTGGGTTTTGACGGCGTGGCCACCAAGGCCGGGCAGACCGATGCCGGCCTGGCCACCAAGGCCAACCTCGCCGGCGGCAACGCATTCACGGGCAATCAGTCCATGGCCGGCAACCTCACGGTGGCTGGCGCCGTCACCGCCAACACGCCGTTGCCCCCGGGCGACAACAGCCAGGCCCTGGCCAGCACGAACTGGGTGCAGGCCTGGGTCAGCGCCCGGGCCGGCGAGACCATTGGCCTGCCCGTGGCACCGGTGCAGGCCCGGCCGCTGGCGCTGTTCGTGGTCCAGGGCGTGCACCAGTGGGCGCCGGTGCAATCGCGCAGCAAGGTTTTCTATCTTTCAGGAGCTTGATCGACATGGCCAACGGACGCCTTTTTGCACTGGACCTGGCTGCGGCCACGGCCACCACCCTCTACCAGCCCGCCACGCAGACTGCCACACTCACGCTGTCGCTGGTCAACCGCAACACCTGGGCCGTGTTGGCCCGCGTGGCCCTGGCGGCTGCGGCCACGCCCACCGATGCGGAGTGGATCGAGTACGACGTGTACCTGCCGCCCTCGGGCGTGCTGGAGCGCACTGCCATTGTGGTCGGCCCGGGCCAGTACCTGGTGGCCCGGGCCAGCGCGGCCGGGGTATCGGCCGTGGGCTTCGGCTTCGAGGAATAGGCGGCACCCGCCGGGCTGCGGGCGCTGTCGCCTCTATGCAACGGCACCTCGGTCCCACCCGAACGGGTGGGGGCCGGGCCTTAAACCGTTGCGCCATCACGCGCAACCCGCATCAGGGTGGGTATTTGTGTATTTTTGTAACGGTAAAACTGCCGCTGCAAAGGGTCTTTCTGAGATAATTCCATTGCGCGTACATTGCGCGCGTTCAATCCATCAATGCATTCGGGAGAGGGCCGTGCGCGCTGCGTTCGCCGTTCGGGCGTGGGCTGCGATAGCACCAGGCCTGCAAAGTCAGGAGCAATGGCTGCAGTGGGCAGACGCACCGGTGTGCCCCGTGGGGGACACGGCGGTCGAGTTGCCCCATGTGCCCGCCATGGCGCGGCGCCGCCTGGGCCATCTGGCCAAGATGGCCGTCTCCGTGGCCGACAGTGTGCTGCCGCCCGGAGAGGGCGCCGACATTCCGGTTGTCTGGGCCTCGCGCTATGGCGATGCCGACAAGGCCCTGGGCCTGCTGCGCTCGCAGGCGCAGGATGAACCCCTGTCGCCCACGGCCTTCGGCCTGTCGGTGCACAACGCCGTGGGCGCCCAGCACTCCATCCTGCGCGGCATGCGCGCCAACGCGGTCTGCGTGGCGTCCTCGCACTGCGCGCCCGAGGCCGGCATCGTCGAGGCCGTCGGCCTGCTGAGCGATGCCCAGGCGCCCGCCGAGGTGCTGCTGGTCTGCTACGACGAACCCCTGCGGACCGACTACGCAGCCTTCCACGACGAGCCCGCCGCGCAGTACGCCTGGGCCGTGCGCCTTGCGCCCCTGCAGGCTGGCGAGGCAGGCTTTGCGCTGCACGCAGTCGATGGTG